ATTTCTATAACTTCAAAATATCCAAGTTCATTTAATATACCTAATTCCATTTTATTCTCCTTTTTCTAAATACTTATTATCAATAAGCCACTTGCTCATGTAGGCGCTTAGTCTAGCAGGTATAACTACGTTTATATCGCAGTCACGACAACATACACCATCATTTACAGGATGAGCATTATGAGTCCCATTCCAGTATTTAGTCGGGAGTATAACTTCATTACATATGCTACATTTTTTCTCTGGTTTCATTGTTTGCTCCTTTTCTCGGTTGTATTTGTTGCGGAAACTGGATTCGAACCAGATGTCTTCAGCTTATGAGGCTGATGAGTAAACCATTTCTCTCTTCCGCAATAGATTAGAGAATGTGTGCGATATTTCTGTCAGCTTCGCACCAAGACGGGCTGTTTGAACATGGACTGCATCTCCATTCTCTTTTCAGTTATATTTGTTGCCCCTCCGTTGCTTGTTTAAACGCTCAGGGGAACTGTACTTCGGAAAGTCACTGTTAAATATTATCATACAAGAGTCCAGCTGTAAATATGTTGCCCTATTACGCTGCTCTACTGATATTACTTTATCAGGGAACTTGTCCATGATTTCTTTAATAGACAGATTGTCTAAAGCATGCCTATTAACAGGAGTGTTAACATTTCTAATATTCGCCATAATATGCCCTGTAATGTATGTTAGAATCTTCATAGTGCTCACCGTCAAAATATACGTCAACTGCTTCAGCTGATGGTGTATCATCTTGACGCTCGTCAGTTAGTAGTACAACTGTTCCAGCTATACCTACTCTGTTTAGTACTTCATACTGCCTATTCGATGTTAGATAATTAGACAGGTTCTCTTCACTTGTGAATCGCTTAACTATAGTCATTGTTAACTCCTTTACATTGTGTTATTAAATTAAATGAGAGCTTTATGCATTTATCCATCAGTAGTTTACAGAGACTTTCGCTCCTTGTAAATGGTGACCCCCCATGTTAGGGGTCAGCAGTCGACACGCTACATTACTAACTCTCATTTTAACATTTACTTGTGTTATTGACCAAGTTACTATAAATATTTGTAATATAATAGAGAAATATAACAGGTTATAGCGCGGTAATAATGGCTACCAATATAATTGATAACCTACCCGATACACCCATTTATGGGTACTACGACAACCCTTTATAGTCGCCAAGAGCTACGACTGTGCCTGCTATACTTCTCATTGTATAAGTGTCTGGTATACTGTGCACATAAAATATGAATAGACTACCCTCAAGCCCCCTCTCGTGCTGAAAGGGGGCTCATAGTACTACGAGTGTTGGTTAATTGATGTCTTCAATGAGACCCAACTCATCGTCGGTGAACTCAAATTGTTCATCCTTACTGTAGGTCGCTATGGATACCAATGCGAGCTCTTTTTGAGCCTCAAGGGACTTAGCTTTGAGAGTGGATTCACTCATACGAAGTGAGAAGCTAGAGTCGAGGCTCCAAGTGATTGAGTAGGTGCCGTCACCTAGGTCGGCTACAAATACGTCATACTTACAAGGGTTAGGGTTACCGTTAGGGTCACCAAAGTCATGAATGATAATCATGTTGAACTCCTTTACTTAATGGTTAATAACAGAAAAATGGATTTCGACAATCCATCTCTGATATATTTAAGGCAAATATAGCTGCGTTTCAAAATCCTGTAATTTTTCCAAATGTCACTTGGGTATACTTGATATTATAGTCATTCTCTCTACGCGCGTGCGTATTATATATTTATATATAGTGTTAATGATTAATGTACACTATGGGTGGTATGGGTGGAGTTTAAGAGGAGGGAAAGGAGGGGGTAGATTTAAATATGCCTTGATTCTAAAATGTTTTATATAGTAAGCTTAGGCATTATGCAAAAAGATATAGAAATCCTTAGCAAGTTAAATGCCGAAGATCAAGTATCAATATTAGAGATTATATCTAGGAGCACATCTGATCTCAGCCCAATAGAGATAGATGATGCAGTATACCAAATACCGTCTGCAGTGCATAACTTAATAGATAATTTAGCTTTGCAAATTAAAGAATTGTCTACTTTAGATGGTGACATAACAAACCCAAACTAAGTGGATTATCGTAAAATAAAAGGAGTTAAACATTATGTATTCGATGACATACAAGACTTCGAGAGCTTCTTCACTGACAAAGACAAAAGACCAAATATAAGTTTTGATTGGCGTACAGCTGATGAAGGTGACTGGGTATTAGCTGATGATGGCGGAGTTATACAGTTACTTAAAAAGTCAAATATTAAACATCCAAACGACAGAAGAAACTATAAATATTGTGAAAATTATGTTCGCACTGTTGTTGGCTCTTTCTTATGCTTACATAAAACGTATATGGACACTGATTTCTCACAGCACAATAACAGGTACACGTTCTCGAAGTCTATTAAGTCATCTAATACTAATTTTTACAAGAGAGATAAAACTACTAAGAAAGAAAAAGTATTTGCAACGAATGTTGCGGTTGGCATGGGTGCCGTTAAAAGCTATATGGATGCGTTCACTGAGGAAAATTCGTACAAAGCTGGGAAGAAAGCGGCGATATTACTAAGACAGGAGAGAGTTATGAAAGAAGTCGAAAAGTCAGTAGTAGATGTAGCAAAATCAATGGGTGTCGACCATGAGTATGTATTAACTAAATTAAAGTGTTTAGTAGATAGCTCTATGGAAGATAATATTGTATTGAATGCTGTAAAAGAATTAGGTAAAGCAATTGGTACTATAGGAAGTAATACTATTAAGCAGAAAGAAACTGGTATAATAGGACTGTTTCAAGGTTTTGAGCCTGACCAATTAGAGTTAGCTAAAAGACCTGAGCTTGTTGAATCAATCGAAGAAGGAGAATAATATGTTATGTCCCCATTGTGCATCAATGCACACTAAGATACATGGGTATCGTCGTAATACAGATAATGACTTAATGCAGCGTCATTTGTGTCGTAAATGTAATCACACTTTTACAATACCGTATGAAACACAAGTAGAAGATAAAGATACTGAAGAATCTGTGCGGGTCAAGTCAGGTGGTTTGTTAACGTTTGAGTATAATGGTAAAATAAGGATACATGGAATAACTGATGTTCATGTAGGAGCTAACGAGCATGACCATGAAAAACTAAAGGAGGCTATAAAAGAGATAAAGAAAGATAAGTTTGCCAGGTGGTTTGGTAATGGTGACTTAATAGAATGTATACCTCCAAACTATCATATCCCCCAGCGTGGTCAAAGTATGTCTCCCGATGATCAGTATGAAGAGTTTTTAAAGTTGTTCAGACCTATAGCGGATAAGTGTTTGTTTGTTCGTGGTGGTAATCACGATTATTTAAGAAGTGCAAGAGTTCTTGATTTTGATATATCGAGAGGAATAGCTAATGCTTTACAAGTTCCTTATTACGAATTGCCTGGGTATACATCAATTGTAACATCTGGCAGGACTTGGAATCTTGTTAGTGGTCATGGTAATAGCGGAGCAAAGAACGGTGATCTGGAGTTAGATAGGATGGCTGCTGTTTATAGTGATGGTGATGTATTCTTTTTAGGTCATAACCACCAGTTATATGCTAAGCCTATAGATTCTATAGCTATATATGATAATGAAGAAACTTTACATAGAAGGTGGTATGTAAGAGGAGGTAGCTTCCTGCGCTACGCTGACTATGCGCGATATTCTATGTTTCAGATTGTTAGGACAGGATGGGTGACAATTGAATTTGATGAGAATGGGATTGAGTGTTGGGTAAACTAATGGCGAAGCGTAAACAAACAGTCTCAAAGCATGATCTTATAAGAGCTATTAGGGTGTTAAGTGGAAGAGTTACTTATATAGATAATATGATGATGTCGCTTAGTGAGATGTTTAAAGGATATGTAGATTTTATGGATAATGAAGATGAGTATATGAAATTCATGGAAGAAAGAAATATCGAAGAAAATGGCGAAAAAGAATAGACATATAAACTTATTTAAAGATAAGGCTAAGAAGCAACCGTCAGAAGAAAGTTCATAAGTGAACATTAATACGCAGAATATAAGCGAAGTTGAAGAAGCGTTATTAATGTCTAGTAAAGACTTAATATCTTTTGGCAAGCTTTTCTTACCTGAAGATTTTACACGCAGTGAGACTCCTCCATTTCATTATGAAATATCTGATGTTATAGATAATAGAGAAATAAAGCAATCTGCTATTATTGTTCCACGTGGTCATGGCAAGACTATATTGACAAAAGCTTCTATTTTAAAAGATTTTCTTTTTTGCCCGAGTGATGATTTTTATTTCTATGCTTGGGTATCTGCAACACAGAAACTTTCAGTAGGTAATATGGATTATATAAAACATCATCTTGATTATAATGACAGGATACGTTATTATTTCGGTGATACAAGAGGCGGAAAATGGACGGAAGAGGATATAGAATTAAAAAATGGATGTAAGTTAATAAGTAAATCAAATGTAGCTGGTATTCGTGGTGGCGCTAAATTACATAAAAGATATGATTTAATTGTACTAGATGATTTTGAACATGAAGCAAATACAATCACAAGGGACGCAAGGGATAAGAATGCGAATCTTGTTACTGCCGTTGTTTATCCCGCACTTGAGCCTCATACTGGTAGGTTGCGTGTTAATGGCACTCCCGTACATTATGATTCCTTTATTAACAACCTTCTTACACAGCATGCAAAAGCTAAAAAAGATGGGGATGATTTTGCTTGGGAGATAGTTACGTATAAAGCATTGCAACCTGACGGAGCCCCGCTTTGGGCATCATTTTTCCCTGCTTCTAAATTAGAAGAGAAGAAGAAGTTTTATATGGACTCTGGACAGCCTCATAAGTTCTTTCAAGAATATATGATGGAAGTAATGAGTGAGGAAGATGCTGTATGGACAAGAAATCATTTAAAGTATTATGATGGCTATTATAAACATGAAGATGGTATCAATTATATAGTAAAAGATGGTAACCTTGTTCCAGTTAATGTATTTATTGGATGTGATCCTGCTACTGATATAGATACTAAACATTCTGACTTCAGTGTTATCATGGCTATTGCTGTCGATATAAACAATGAGTTGTATGTGTTAGAGTATGAAAGGCACAGGAGTATTCCTACAGTTGGTTCAAAAGATTCCGATGGCAATATTTTAGGTCGCACTGGTGTTGTTGATTATATTATATCTATGTATAATAAATATAACTGTTCTTCAGCTACTGTAGAAGATGTAGCTATGAACAGAAGTATATTCCAAGCATTGAATGACGAAAGGCGTAGATTAAATAGGTTTGATATAGCTGTAATACCACAGAAACCAGGAGGCCAACACAAAAGAAATAGGATTTATAGTGGTTTAAGCGGTAGATTTAGTATGGGTACTGTACATATTAGAAAAAATATGTTTGATTTAATCAACGAAATTGTTACATTCGGACCTAAAATGGCTCATGATGATACCATTGAGACCTTATATTATGCACAATTGCACGCTTTTCCTCCCAATATGAGGAAGAATAAGGATAAAAAGGGTTGGTATAAGCCTAAAAGAAAAGCAAAAAGCTGGATTGTTGCTTAGTATATGAACGGACCTTTAGATAATACAAGTTTTGTTACAAGTCCTAGTTTAAGTTTAAGGACTATGAGCAAATTGAATGCTCTTGACGGCAGTTATCAGCCGAAGTCGACAATGTGGAGTGGTGTTACAAAGAATATTTATCCTCAGGGTAAAATGAAAAACAAGCAGTCTAGGAATGCTTTAGCGGTTGCAAAGTCTATGTATAATTTACTTGGACTTGGTTATTCTCCAAGTAAAAATGTAATAGAACCGTTTCGTAAAGGTAGTTTTAATATACCATTCAAAGGCGGCTCGTCTTTGTACGGTAGTTATAATAAAAGACGTAGAAACGGTGGTTATGACTGGAAACTTAGAGTTAGCGTACCAATCGGTAGGTAAATGCCTCATCCTAAAAAAAGAGAAAGAGTGAGTTTCATGTCAATGATGGATGATATGCTTACTATTGATAATCCAATTGCAGATCGTGCCCCTGTATTTGGAAGCGAGCATACTTTAAGTGTTGATGCTAAAAATGCGATTGAAGATGCTGTTAACACGTGGCTTAAAGAAGTCGGAGGGACAGTTGAAAGCACAGGTTTTCTTAATACTGTCACTTCTGGATTTAGAACGATGGATGAACAACAAGAATTATATGATGCGTGGACTTCTTGGAAAGACACTGGAGTAGGAAAAAAACCTCCAGAAGCTACTGAACCATCAAAGTCTCTACATCCAAAAGGGACAGCTATTGATTTAGGTCAGTCTGATTTTAGAGGTTGGTTTAGAAAGCATGGCGAAGAATTTGGATGGTATGGTAAGAAATATAGTGGAACAAAACATCACTTTGAGTATAAAGGTAAGAAAGGTAGTGGAGGTAAATAATGCCAAGAAAAAGTAATAAAAAGAAGGCTGAGGCAGTTAGAGAGTTATGGAATAAGGCATCTACAGGCGAGAGAAGTAGATGGCGTAGTATAAATCAGCGTGGTTATGATTTTTATCTAAATGATCAGTTAACGTCTAGAGAGCGTGACGATTTACAAGAAGCTGGTATGCCTGATTTTATTATTAATAGAATCACACCAGCTATAGAGATAATGAAGTTTTTTGTTACTGCTAATAATCCTCGGTGGCAGGCTGTTGGAAGTGATGGTTCTGATGTAGATATTGCAGCTGTTCATGCTGATGTAGCTTCATATTGTTGGTATATATCAAATGGTAAGTCATTGTTTTCACAAGTAGTTCAAGATGCATTT